AGCATCACAGATAGCATCTAAGGATAACATAAGGTTAACTATCAATCAATTAAAAGAATCACTTAAAGAAGAGAATAAGATAACTAGGCAGACTCTTATTGATTATCATCAAAGAATGATAGATGCATGGGAGGAATTATGGGAACTAGGAAAACAAAAGCCATTAGAGAAAGAGGATAAGAATAGATTTTACTTACTTAAGGAATTGGTTAAAGGTTCAGACTATCGAGGTAGTATTGATTCAATCGCTAAACTTACTGGACTGAATGAACCTGAGAAGATAGAGCATAAGCATACAATAAAGACTTTTAAAACTAAGTGGAGCAAATAGACTTATATCAACCTCATCCAAAGCAAGAGGAGATACATAAAGCTTTAGATACTGATATTAAGTATTGTGTTGTCTCAATCGGTAGGCAGTTTGGTAAGTCTATGTTGGGAGAGAATCAAGCTCTTAAATGGCTGTTTGAGGAAGAGGGTTGGAAAATAGGTTGGATATCTCCTACCTATAAACAAGCTAAGAAAGTATTTAAAGAGATTGTCAACGCTTTGGCTGATTGTCCTTACATCAAGAATGTAAATAGAGGAGACTTAATTATTGAAGCGGTTACAGATAGTTCTATCCAGTTCTATAGTGCCGAGGCTTATGATTCTATTAGAGGGGAAACATTCACAGCTCTTATTTGTGATGAGTTTGCATTCTTTAAACCTGAGGCATGGAATGAAGTTTTAAAAGCAACCGTATTAGTAAGAGGTAAGAAAGTATTAATTCTCTCAACACCTAGAGGTAAGAATCAATTTTACCAACTGTTTAACCTCGCAGAGCATAACGATAACTATATAAGTTTTAAAGGTACAAGTTATGATAATCCTTTTATAGACCCATCAGAGATTGAGGAAGCTAAGAGGAATCTACCCGACCATGTATTTAGACAAGAGTATTTAGCAGAGTTCTTAGATGATGGCTCAAGCGTATTTAGAAACATTCAAGAAGTAATTACCAAAGTATCTAATCCTCAAGGTAAGTTATATGCAGGAGTCGATTTAGGTCGAGCAGATGATTACACCGTATTGACTATTATAGATGAAACTAACAGAGAGGTCTACTGCGAAAGGTGGAGGCATTTAGAATGGAGTCAGATAATAACTAACATAGTAAAGGTTTTAAATCAATACAAGCCTAATACATTCATAGAGGTTAATGGAACTCAAGATGCTATCTTTGAACAGATAAGAAACAAGGTAACCTATAACAAAGCATCTATCAAACCATTTGTAACAACTGCTAAAAGTAAACAAGGAATCATTGAAGATTTAATAGTATGCTTTGAGGAGAAAGAGATTGGTATCATTGGGCATGAGTTCCAGGTACACGAGCTTGAGGTATTCACTTATGAGTATAATCTAAAGACTAGGAATATAAAGTACTCTGCTCCTACTGGACTTCATGATGATTATGTAATGAGTAGAGCGATATCTAACCACGCTTTAAAGAATCTAAAATCTGTAGGTCGTTACACCTTTGCTTAAAATTGTTATCTTTGTAAAAAAAGATTATGGAAGCAAAAGAGTTAATGTTGAATAATTGGATTCAATTTGAACACAACGGAAGTATTAAACAAAGACAAGTAGCAGAATTATCATTAGAGGAAAGTAATAAGTTTAAACCAATACCACTAACTGAGGAATGGCTTTTGAAGTTTGGGTTTGAGTCAGATTGGTCAGGATGGAGTCATAAAGATGTTTATTTTGAATTAGGAGTTTCAGGGGATAAATATATTAATATGGTTAATGGTGGAGAGTATAATCATGGAGTGCCTTTTGAACACGTACACCAACTCCAAAACCTTTTCTTTGCTTTGACAGGAGAAGAACTAACAATAAAAGAATCTTAGCACTTAACAACTAACCTAATAATTAATAGTATATAGTATGGAGTTTAAATTACCTAAGTCGTGGGATGATATAACAATAGGAATGTACATTGAGTTGCGCCCAGTTCTAAAAGCTGATATGAATGAGATAGAAAGGCTTATTTATATATTAGCGGTTCTATTAAAGAAACCTACTCAGGACATAGAGAAAATTAAGATTAAGGATTACCATGAAATGAAAAAGGTATTAGCCTTTCTTTGGGATATGCCTTTACCTACTAAACTTCAAAAGTATTTTACAATAGAGGGTAAAGATTACGAGATAGTATTAAATGCTAACGAGTTAGATGCAGGTCAATACATGAGTGTAGTTACTAAGTTAAAGAATGCTGAGAATGATGATGATGTAGCCTATAACCAACTTCACGAGATATTAGCCTCTATATCTGTTCCAGTTGAGAAGAAGCGTAAGAAGTGGCAAAGAATAGCAATAGAGCCTAGTTATTATAAAAAGGTAGCTAATGACTTCTATAATCACTTACCTATGTCTATAGCTTATCCAATAGGGGTTTTTTTTTGGAATCTCTCGGCGAGCTTAACCAAAGTTATTCAGGACTCTTTGAAATCGAAGATGAACGAGAAGCTGACGGAAGCAGAGGAAATACAAGCGGAGGTAATGAAGGATTTTTTGAACGATGGGGATGGTACGTTACACTCGATAACCTCTCTAATGGATGCTTTGAAAAATGGGAATACTATCAAGGAATGAATGTAATACCGTTTCTAAATATTTGTGCTTATGTTAAAGACAAGCAGAAGAAACTAGAATGGGAGAATAGAAAAAGATGAGTAATATAGATTCGATAGAAAGTTTTAATGATTCCCAACTAGGAACACCTAAAGAGGGAACTATTGCTTATGTCCTTTGGGAGTTTGGTAATGAGATGCAAAAAGAACTTAGAGAGAACCTAAGAAGCAAGGATGCTTACGTTAACGGTTTACTAGCTGAGTCGATTGAGTTTGAAACTAAAGTAATGGGAACTAATATAAAGTTCTTATTGTTACTTGAGGATTATTATGATTTTGTAAATAAAGGAGTTTCAGGAACTAAGAATGTAAATGTAAATACTCCTTACTCTTATAAAGCATCCTCTAAAATTCCTTTTGGATATGCTAAATCTTGGATGAATAATAAAGGGTTATATGCTACTCCTAAATCAATGTTCACATCTTTAAAGACTGGTAAAACATATAGAGCAGGTTCAAGAGATTCTCAGGCTTATGCTATGGCTAAGAGTTGGAAAGAGAAAGGAACTAAAGGAAATAAGTTTTATGATGAGGTGGTAACTCAGGAACGATTAAAGAAACTACAAAGAGATATAACAAAAGCAGCTACAAAAGATGTAACCTTAATTACTAGTAATATCGCTAAATCAATATTCATAAAGAAATGAACATAAAGGAGATGATAGCAGTAACTCAATGTTTTATCCATAATAAGACAGGTAAAGAGGTACAGATTAACTTTAGACCTAATGACTTTGGAAAATTAATTAAGGCTTACGATATAGCAAAACAAGACACATGGCAATTACGATAAACGACACACCTGAGGATTACGCTCCAGTCTATAACAAGATGGAGTATTTATTAAGCTCGACTAATACGGCTCAACCCGATTTTAGTTTTGTTGCTGATATATATATAAACGGTTCAGGAACTAAAGCAGCAAGGTTATTTCCTCAATTAAGACCATCAGACTCTAAAGGAGTAGTAGATATTCACAGAGTATTAGAAGCAACCTTAACAACAGACTTAGGAGATATAACAAGTATCTTAGGAACTAACGACACCTCTAACACTTTACTTAATTACGTAGTTAAATTTGGGGAACAATACGGAGGAACTATCTACCCTGATTTAACAGTAGATTCTACACGATACGCTATCAATGCAAGTTTAGATAAGAGAGATTGGATTAATTGGGACTTTACCAACGATTACGATTTAAGAGGAGCAGGTAGCAAGTTCTTAACTAACTCTCCATCTACTTTATATACAGGAATAAACGATTACGGATGGTTATACTACGCAACATCATTAGCTAATATTACAGACTTTTATGTAAGCACTTACGATAGTTCAGGAACTTTAATAGGGAATTGGGAGATAGACACTCCTGCTACTTCTACAATTCAATATGTAGCCTCATCTCCTGCTAGTTTAAACCTTATCGACAATACAGATTTATTAGCAGGTGTTCAACCTATTATTACAAGCTCAGTAGATTACTATACAATCTATGCAAGGGTGGTAGGGGTTCAAAGGAGTGAGACAAAAACCTTTCAAATTAGAGAGAGTTGCAAGAGTGAATACAAGAGGTTAATCTTTTTAAATGAGTTAGGAGGCTTTGATGCTTTTAATTTCTATCTTACTAATAACTCAACTACCTCAGTAGAAAAGAAGATGATGAAAGTAAACCCTGATAATGTTAGTGGTACATCATTAGTCTATTCATTAAGCGATAAGGAGAAAGTACAATATTATACTAAGACTACTGAGACAATCCAATTAACATCAGACTGGTTAACAGAGGAAGAGGATAGTTGGTTACTTGAATTAATTTCTAGTCCTGAGATTTACTTACAAACTGATGATGGGTTAGAATACATCGCTAAAGTAGTAGAGACAAGCCATAAGAAAAGAAAGCACGTAAGCGAGAAACTATTTAACCTTACTATTAATATAGAGGTTGGATATGATAACTATAGACAAAGAGGATAATGGTTAGAGAGCAATTATTTATAAACGGAACAGAGGTAGAGATTAAGGAAAGTTTAAACCCTAATCTTACATTCTCGATTCAAGATATTACAAAACCTGATAAAAGGAAAGCAACCTTTTCTAAGAGTATCAACCTACCAGGAAGTAAGACAATAAATGAGTTGTTTAACTTTATCTTTGAGATTAATATAAGCGGCTCTTTCAATCCAAATTTAAAAGCTACTGCAAAGTACCTAGTAGATGGTGAAATGGTCTTAGACGGCTTCTTACAGCTTAAGGACATAAAGTATTTAGATAACTCTGATATAAGTTATGAGGTTGTTCTATTAGGTTCTATTGCAAATGTATTTAATGAGCTAGGGGAATTAGAGTTAACAGACATTCAAGACTTAGATGATTTTAACCATAACTACACAGATACTCAACAAGCATTAACGTGGGCAACTTCTTATCCTTTTCAGGGTGGAACTAATCCTTATGCCGATGGAGAGGGATTTATTTACCCTATGATAAACTACGGTTTTGATAATAGCTTAGATAGTTATTCTTACGACGAGATGTACCCCGCTTTTTTTGCTAAAGAGTTATTTGATAGAATATTTACAGATTCGGGATATACTTATTCAAGTACTTTTCTAAGTTCTAATGATGCTTTTATAAAAGGTATTATTCCTTTCAACGGTTTAAAGTTTGGACAGAGTTCAAGCACGATAGCAAATAAAGAATTTACTGCTAATACTCCTAGTTTTGACTCTAGTATGGTAGGGCAAACAGGAACTAATACAAGTGTATTATCTTTTGTAGATGTTAGCGACCCTGGAGGAGTTCACAACGCAGGTATCTTTACTGCTCCCGCAACTGGAGTTTATAGTTTTAAATCTGATACGGTTTTCAATGCTAAGTTTATTCCTGACCCTACAGCAGGAGAATCAACACAAGCTAACTTCTATTTAAAAGTTGAGGTTATATTATTAAAAAATAGTACGGCTTATGCTTCTAGAAGTTTCTTTATCTCAACAGATAGAGCATCTATAGCAGCGGCAGGAAGTTTAACAACTAATGCAAGTCCATCTTATCCTGATTCTGAATACTTAGAGTTAACTAATACGGCAACTTATGTAGATAGGAACTTTAGTCCTCCAAATAAGATACACGTTTCTCCTATGGCTGTTCCTATGGATTCAGGAGATACAGCTCAACTATTTGTAAAGGTTACTGAGGTTGTGGCTAATCCTAATTTGTTTTATGGTACATCTTATGTAGGAGCAAAGTTCTATAACTCTACCAATGAAACCGTTTATGATGGTACGTGGGACTTATACGTAACAACTGGAAACTTTGCTAATGGAGTAGTTAATACTGAATACGGTTACAATGATGTTGTAGATATGCAAGAGGCAGTACCTCAAGATATAAAGCAGAGAGATTATGTGATGAGTATTATCAATATGTTTAACCTATTTGTTGAGCAAGATAAAGACAATCCTACCCAATATAATATCGAGCCTAGAGATACTTTCTATACAGCCGAGGTAATTGATTACTCTAAAAAATTAGATGTATCTCAAGACTTAGTAATTACTCCTATGGGGTTACTTGATGCGGGTAGATATAAGTTTACTTACAAACCTGATAAGGATTACTACAATGAGCTTTACACTCAAACCTATAATAAGACTTATGGAGAAAGAGAGATAACGGTAAACAATGATTTTATTAAGAATGAGAATAAAAATGAAATAATCTTTTCTCCTACTCCTTTAGTAGGTCAAACCTCAAATGATAGGGTAGTAAGTACTATTATTAAAACTGATTCTAATAATCAAGCTCAGAGAACAGACAGTAATATTAGATACTTAATCTATGACGGTTTAAAAGCAACTGCATCTACATGGAATCACTATGGAACTCAAAGAACTACCTACCCTTATGTAGGACATTTCGATGACCCTTTTAACCCTACTTTCGATGTAAACTTTGGATTGCCTCAAGAGATATATTATGATGATACATTTAACACTATAACTCTAACGGATGCAAACCTCTACAACGTATATCATAGAAAACAGTTAGAGGAGGTAATTGATAAGGATTCTAAGATAGTTAAAGGAATGTTTTATCTTACTCCTAACGATATATCGAACTTATCTTTTAGACCTCAATATTGGTTTAATAATGCTTACCATAGACTTTTAAAAGTAGTTAATTACAACCCTGCTAATGTTAATTTAACAGAGTGCCATTTCTTAAAGTTAGAGATTAAAGATAGTTATACTACGGTAACTCAAACGGCAACCAATGCAAAGAATGCTACCATAGGAAGTGGTTCAGGTTCTATTGAAGAGATGCCAGTTAAGAACTTATACCAAAACAAGATAAACGGTAGTAATTCTTACGATGCTAAACAAGGAAGCGTAGAGGGTTCTGATAACTACGTAGGACAATCAGTTAAGAACTTCTCAATAGTTGGGAATGATAATAACGTAGGAGAGGACTCAGAAAATATATCTATCTCAGGAAACGGAAATCTAATAGGCTCAAGTTTATATAATGTTACTTTAATCAACACCAACGATGTAACGGTAACAGAATCTAATGTAACTTATATAGATGGGAAGCAAACAAGCGGAGCAGGTTCAATAGTCCAAAAGTCTACAGACTTTACAGTTGATTTAAGCGTCTTAGGTTATGAAATAGATACAAGTGCATCAGGAGTTAAAGCAACCTTTCCTACAGCAGTTGGAAACGATGGAAACCATATAACATTTAAAAAAGTTAGCACCGATGGTAATAATATAGAATTAACAAGTGCGGTAAGTGAAACTTTTGATGATAATACATCTGTATATTTAACGAGCTACAATGATTTAGTTGTGGTTTATAGTAACGGAACAAATTGGAAAATAAGATAAATGGCATATATACAAAGCGAAAAGAATCAGAAAGGAGCGTTTGGAGATTTAATGACATCTCACAAATCGCCTATAGTACAGATAGCGAATAAGTATCAAATAGACCCTGCAAACCTTGACATAGTAGAAACATTCGAGGCAACTGGAGGAAGTGCAGATAATAATAAGAATTTATTTAGATGTCAAACAGGTACAAGCGTTGGAGGTTATGGAGTTATTAGAAGTGTAGAAACTTTAAACTATAGAGCAGGACAAGGAGTAGAGGGTTTGTTCACAGCCTCATTCACCACGGGAGTTGCTTTATCTTTACAGTTTGGAGGTCTATTTAATATCTCAGATACTTTAGCCTTTGGTTATGATGGTGCGTCTTTTGGATGTTTGCACTCTTATGGAGGAGTTGCAGAGGTTCAAACTATAGATATATCAGCTACAGGAGCAGGAACTTGTACAGTAACCTTAGACGGTACAGCATCAGCAGGAATAACGGTTACTAATTCAGATGTAGAAACAAACGCTAGAGAGATTGCAGACGGTTTAAAAGCAGATACATTAGCTAACTCATGGAGATTCGAGCAAACATCAGATAAAGTGTTTTGTATTGCTAAAGGTGTAGGAAATAAGACAGGTTCTATGTCTGTTAGCGGTGGAGTAACTGCATCTATAACAGAGGCAACGGCAGGAGTAGCTCAAACGGATAACCATACCGCACAAGGTAGCTTTAATATTAGAGAGCCTTTTAGTGGTTTTGACCCTACTAAATTAAATGTATATAAAATTAAATTTGGCTACTTAGGAGTAGCAAATATTACATACGCTATCTATAATCCTAATACTGGATTTTTTGAGGATGTGCATCAAGTAGAATGGGCAAATGCTAATAACGCTACTCACGTTTCAAATCCTAATTTTAAAATAGGATGGACTTCTGCAAGTTTAGGAGCAAGCGGAACAAATCTAACAGTACTTGGGGCTAGTGGTTCAATCTTTTTAGAGGGAGATGAGGTAATTAAAAATAACACTTTTGCGGATGAAAATACTGTGAGCGGTGTAGGAACAACTTTGACTAATATCATAACGATTAAAAATAGAGTTGTTTATAATAATAGATTTAATTTAGGTAAGTTATTTCCTTTGATTATTTCAATAGATAACGACCACAATAAAGGATGTATTGTACAAGTAATAAGAAGCGGGACGGTAGCAGGAACGGTCAACTATCAATTTGAGGAGCAGTTTAATAGTATTGCCTTAGTTGATAAAGCAGGAACAACGGTAACCAATGGAACTTTAATAGATGCCTTTACAGTATCAGCGGGAGGAAGTGCGGAATTAGATTTAACTTTATTAAGAACAGAGTTATTACCTGATGAGACTTTTGTAATAGCAGCAAAGACAATAAGTGGAACAAGTACAGCAATAACGGCAACTATTGCATGGAAAGAGGAAAAGTAGTTAACAACTAACTTAAAAAATAATAGTATATAGTATGGCTGAGGAAATTAGTTTAGAGATATTAATAGAAGCGGATAAAGCAGATTTAACATTAGGTCAACTTAAAAAAGGGTTTACGGCTTTAGAGGAGGAATTAGAAAACACTAAAAGAGGAACTAAGCGTTTTAATGAGTTGACTACTGCGATGGCTCAAACTAATCGAGAGGTTAAGAACATGGAGTTATCTTTTGAAGCCTTAGACAATGAGCAGGTGGCTAGTGAAATTGGGTCGGTTGCGGGCGGAATCGGGGACGTAACAGCATCCTTAGTTTTATTAGGTGGGGAAAATGAGACCATGCAACAAATGGCAGCCTCTATTGAAAAGGCTATGGCTATCTCAATGGGGTTCAAAGGAGCGATTGAGGGAGTTAGTTCTGCATCTAAACTCTATAACAACTTATTAAAGACTGGTAGAATACAGACGATTCTTTTTGGAGATGCTACTAAGAAGATGACAATTTTCCAAAAGGCTTTAAACTTAGCTATGAAAGCCAACCCTATAATGTTAATCGTTGCAGGGGTTACGGCTTTAGCGGGAGCTTATGTTTTACTTACTTCTAAAGTTGATACGGCTACAGAGGTACAGAATGCTTATAACGAAGCAAGTGCAGAGGCAGAGAAAGCAGTAGTAAAAGAAAAGGTTAGTTTGGATAAATTAGTTCATACGGCTAAGAATGAAAACTTATCTAAGTCTCAAAGATTAGAGGCGATGAATAAGTTAAATGAATTATCTCCTGAGTATTTAGGAAACATTACTTTAGAAACCATCAATACAGAGGCAGGAACAGCCGCTTTAGATGCTTATGTAGATAGTCTTAATAGAAAGGCTAAAGCTCAAGCGATGGAGACT